AGATAAACTTCGTAAACTGGGAAATCTAAAAGGCAAAATTTCCAATAAAGTATCTACTATTACAAATGAACATAAGTTCTTTACAGAGAATACGGTATGCCCTACATGCACACAGTCGATTGAAGAGACATTTAGAATAAATAGAATTAAGGACGCTCAAGATAAAGCAAAAGAGTTGCAATCTGGTTATAAAGAACTGGAGGAGGCAATTAAAGAGGAAGAGGAGCGAGAGCGTCAATTCACTACTCTATCGAAGGAGATTTCACAACTAACGAATGGCATTTCTCAAAACAATATTCGGATTAGCGGATTACAAAAACAAATCCGAAATCTTGAACATGAAATTCAAGTTCTTACCGAGAACCTTGCAAACCGAAATACTGAACATGAGAAACTAGAATCCTTCAAAGACAACTTAAAAACTACATACGACGAACTCGCTTCTAAAAAAGACACAATCAACTATTACGATTTTTCGTATAGTCTACTTAAAGACGGTGGAGTAAAAACCAAAATCATTAAGAAGTATCTACCGTTGATAAATCAGCAAGTTAACCGTTATCTCCAGATGATGGATTTCTATATTAACTTCACGCTTGATGAGGAATTTAACGAAACCGTCCAGTCTCCTATTCACGAAGACTTCTCTTATTCTTCTTTCAGTGAAGGAGAAAAACAAAGAATTGACCTTGCTCTTCTATTCACCTGGAGAGAAGTTGCAAGAATGAAAAACTCAGTCAATACAAACCTTATGGTGCTTGATGAAGTTTTCGATAGTTCTCTAGATTCCACAGGGACAGAAGAGTTCCTTAAGATTATTCGTTATGTGGTCAAAGATGCAAATATCTTTGTTATCTCTCACAAGACTGGTTTAGAGGACAGATTCCAAAGTGTCCTACGTTTTGAGAAAGTCAAAGGTTTTTCCCGTATGACCTCCTAATCTGGAGGTTTTTTTTTTATAAATACCTAAAAAGTATTAGTAAAAAATGAACTCTAAGGAATACTGGGGATTGATGGAGGCATATTCTGAAGTTTATGCTTCTACGGAACAACTTGATGAAGGCATGACGATGAAGGACTTCAAGGCAAATCGTAAGAAGAATGAGCGTAGAGCTGCTTCTGCTGATGCTAAATCTAGAGGTCATGTTGATAAGTTTACTGGAAAACCTTATAGCCCTGACGAAGCGCGCTCAAGAAGAAGAGGTATTCACACTCCAGAAAAAGCACCAGAAAGAGATGCTGCTCGTGATGCTGCTGGAGGTGAAACTGGACGAGGTGGTAGATTGAGACCCAATAAAGTTCGTAAAGCAAAATCACTTGGAGAACTTGGAGAGCAAGTAGATATTTACGACATCATCCTTTCACACTTACTTGATGAAGGATATGCTGAAACACCAGAAGCAGCAGAAGTCATTATGGTAAATATGAGTGAAGAGTGGAGAGAAGACATTATGGAAGGTATGACGATGAAAGACTTCAAGGCAAATCGTCAGAAGAATAATCGTAGAGCTGCTTCTGCCGATGCTGAGAAGAGAGGACATGTAGGTAAGGAATGGCATAACAGCGGCAGAAGATATACTCCCGACGAAGCAAAGAGAATGCGTTCAAAACTGGATGATGAAGAAAGACGCACAAGACATCGTAGTGCTGTAGATCCTGATAATGAGGATGATAATAACTACTCTGCAGACAAGACGAAGAATCCTAAGAAACTTCGTAAGCAGAAAGCAATGGGAGAGCACGGTTGAGACCACTTCTCAAACTGACCACTGGGAGGTTTTCGGACCTCCTTTTTTCGTATAATGGTCTCATACGAAACGAACTCCAATGCCAGTCTCTCACGAAATCAAGTCCCAACTTGCCAAACTGCTTGCGACTGAAGACCTTGTAGTTGAGCACAAGAAGGTTTCTACTGCTTGCTTTAATGTTCATACACGGGTCCTTACTCTTCCTCTGTGGGAAAAAGCAAGCAACAATATCTACACTATGCTTGTTCTCCACGAAATCTCCCACGCACTTTTTACCCCAAATGAGGATTGGACTGAGAATCTAAAAGTTCCTATGCAGTTTGTAAATATCTGCGAGGATGTGCGAGTAGAAAAACTCTGTAAGAGGAAGTATCCTGGTTCTCCTAAGAGTTTCTTTAATGGGTACAAAGAACTGAACGACCAAGATTTCTTCCAAATTGAAGACGAAGATATCTCTACCTTTAACCTTGCTGACCGCGCTAATCTATACTTCAAGATTGGTAATTTTATTACTCTGGATTTCACCCCAGAGGAACAGGAAATTATCGACCTGATTGGTGCCTGTGAGACCTTTGCAGATACTCTAATTGCTGCGGAAGAACTTTATAAGTATTGTAAGAAAGAGAAGGAGCAACAGCAGAAAGTTGCTGACTTTGATTCACACGAAACTCAAGGAAACTCTCAGTCTCCTGCAAGTGAAAGTGTGGAGACTAATAACTCCTCTTCTGAGCAAGATGGGGGTAGTGATAAGTCTCTTGAAAATGATTCTTCCGATTCTTACGGTGGAACTGCTCAAGGTGAAGAGACGCAAGTAAAATCTTCTGAAGATAAGAATGACCCAGAAATTCGTACTGCTGATTCTCTAGAAGATAACCTAAAGAATCTTGTGAACCATGAAGGTTATGAGAACATTTATGTTGAAGTTCCCCAAGTAAATCTCAATACTATTATTGGCAAGAACACTGAAGTTCACCAAGATATTGATAACTCTTTTGCTCACCAACAAAAAATTCATAATGATCACGCAAAGGATTATGGATATACTCCAACAAATCTTTATGAAAATACCGATCTTGAATTTAAGAAGTTCAAGTCTTCTGCCCAGAAAGAAGTCAATTATCTAGTAAAAGAGTTTGAGTGCCGCAAGGCAGCAGACCAGTACGCTCGCGCTTCAACTGCACGTACAGGTGTTCTTGATACTGCGCGTCTCCATACTTACAAATATAATGAGGATCTTTTCAAGAAGGTTTCTGTAATTCCTGATGGTAAAAATCACGGTCTAGTATTTGTGCTGGACTGGAGTGGTTCTATGCAACATGTGATGCTTGATACTTGCAAGCAACTCTTTAACCTTGTTTGGTTCTGCAAGAAAGTATCTATTCCCTTTGAAGTATATGCATTCACTAATGAATGGCGTCGTGGTGAGTATGATTATGAAACTGGAAAGTATCTAGCAGCAGACCGTACTCCCCACTATCAAAAGAAAGATGGTCTCCTAGTTGTTGATGAGACATTCTCTATGATGAACCTTCTTACCAGTAAAGTCTCTGGTAAGGAGATGGAGAAACAGATGCTTAATATCTGGCGTCTTGCTAGTTGCTTTGTTTCTTCTTATGGGTGTTCTTTCACCTATCCAGGTCGTCTTGCCCTTTCAGGAACTCCTTTGAACGAAGCACTGATTTCTCTTCATCAAATTCTTCCAAAATTCCAAAAGGAAAACAAACTACAGAAGGTTCAGTGTATTGTTCTAACTGACGGCGAAGCAAATCAACTTATTCGCCATAAAGAAGTTAATCGTTTCAATCAAAAAGAACCTTTTATTGGTCATGGGTATATTGAATCCAAGACTACATTTCTTCGGGACCGTAAACTTGGAACAACCTATCAGTTTGGTTATGGGTATTCTAATTTTACTGATGTTCTTCTCAGGAACCTGAAAGATAAGTTTTCCTCAACTAACTTTATTGGTATTCGTGTTCTTGAAGGTCGCAATGTAAATCGTTTCATCCATCTTTATCACACTGTTGGTGATAAGCAGTATGATAAAATTCAAAATGACTGGAAGAAACTGAAGAGTTTTACTATCACAAACTCTGGTTATGATGCTTACTTTGGAATGTCTGCGACGGCACTTGCTCAAGATACTGAGTTTGAAGTTGCTGAGTGTGCTACCAAATCTCAAATCAAATCAGCTTTCGCAAAGTCCCTTAAGACTAAGAAACTGAACAAAAAAGTTCTTGGTGAGTTCATTTCTTTGGTAGCATAAATATTCAAAAACTATCTTGATAAAATGAGAACTTACCAAGAATTTGTTGCGGAAGCATACAATAGAGAATATGATCGTCGTGGTCCTCGCCCCGTCAGGGGTAGGGACTATGAGGATTTTAAAGGTCTACCTAAACCCTCTGGGAATTTAGGTGGACAATTCCAAAGTAAGGATAAGAGACCTTCCGTTCATCCAGCGGCACATTTAAAACCAAAGAAAAAGAGTGCCGCAGAAAGAATGGATGCTGCTGGTAAGAGACTTGGACTACCTGAAGAAAATGTCCAGGAACTTTTTATTACAAGAAAATCCCCAGAGCAAAAAGCAGACGAAAAGAGAAAGAAAAAGGTTGCGGAACTTATTCGTCTAATGAAGCACGCAAAAGATGCTCATACCGATGTTGCTAGAAAACCTGTAGCAAAATAGGAATATTGTGAAGACTAAATTTCCGTTTGAGCATGTTGTCAAAGTAGACACAAAAGAAGTATGGATTAAGTGTAATAGCAGCACAACTGCTATGGGCATTCCTGCTTTAGTCAATAAATACTATCCTGGTTATACTGGTCATATTGCTAGTGAAGAGTACCTAAAGGAACTCAAGAGCCAGTTGGCGAACTGACCACTGGGGGGTTCCTGCCCCCCATTTTTGCCCTATAATAACAGAGTTGAAACGAAACACCCCACCACATTATGAGCATCTCTACCGACTACATCCGCACTTCTCTTCAGTCTCTCTATGGGACGGAAGTAACTTCTGGTGATATTCGTGCTTGGTGTGCTATGAACGACAGTAACTATCAAACTGTTACTAAAAAACTTGAGCAATATAAAACTGGTCGCGGCAAATGGAACCTTGAAGTGACCAAAGAAAAGGTTCAAGAAATTGAACGAACCTATCAGGCACCTGCTGTACTGCCTTCTGTAGAACAAACTCTTATTCCTGAGAAAGATGATACCTTCGTCAAGTTTGGTAATTTTGCTGATGTTAAAAAAATTATTCAGTCCCGTCTTTTTTATCCTACGTTCATTACGGGTCTTTCGGGTAACGGTAAAACGTTCAGCGTGGAGCAAGCGTGTGCTCAACTTAAGCGCGAACTCATTCGTGTAAACATTACTATTGAAACTGATGAAGACGACCTTATCGGGGGTTTCCGCCTTGTTGATGGGAATACTGCTTGGCACAACGGTCCCGTCATTGAAGCACTGGAGCGAGGTGCAATCCTGCTTCTTGACGAAATCGACCTCGCTAGCAACAAAATTCTGTGCCTCCAATCCATCCTTGAAGGCAAAGGCGTCTTCCTGAAAAAGATTGGTCGTTGGGTAAAACCTGCTTCTGGTTTCAACGTGATTGCCACCGCAAACACCAAGGGTAAGGGTAGTGATGATGGTCGCTTCATTGGCACCAACGTTCTCAACGAAGCATTCCTAGAACGCTTCCCTGTGACCTTTGAGCAGTCTTATCCTGCCGCCTCAACAGAGCAGAAAATCCTAGAAGGCGTTGCTCTGGACCTTGGCATTGAAGACCGCGACTTCTGTAAGCGTCTTTGCGATTGGGCAGACGTGATCCGCAAGACGTTCTATGATGGTGGTATTGAGGAAATCATTAGCACCCGCCGACTGGTTCATATCATTCGTGCTTACAGTATTTTTAACGACAAGGCAAAGGCAATTCAGGTTTGCGTCAATCGTTTTGATGATGAGACCAAGCAATCTTTCTTGGAACTCTACGACAAAATTGATGTTGACTTTGTGATGCCTTCTACTGAACCTCAACTGACTGTAGAAGGTGGTAACCCTGTTGACCTGAACCCTACATTTTGATATAATTGGGGAAGGTAATTGTGCCTTCCCTTTCTTCTATGAACGATACAAACTTTACTTTTGCTATGGACGAACAAAACTCAAACAATTTTTGGAAGTATGATGAGGATAAAACTCTAAAGGAAATTGAAGAATATCTTTCTAGTACTTATCATTCACATTACACTTCAGAGCAATCTAAGACCCAAACTCTAGATTTGATTGAAAGTATTGGTGACGCCGAAGCATTTACTCGTTCTAATGCGATTAAGTATCTTTCTCGATTTGGTAAGAAGAATGGTAAATCGAAGATGGACATTTTGAAGGCAATCCATTATTGTATTCTTTTGTACCACTTCGCTGGGCTCCATAAGAACAAAACCGACCAATATAACTACTGATTATTATGAAACTATCTGACAAAACTCTAACTCTTCTAAAGAACTTTTCTTCAATTAATCAATCCATTCTTTTCAAGGAAGGTAGCAACCTCCGGACAATTTCTGTGATGAAAAATATTCTGGCAGAAGCAACTATTGAGGAAGAACTACCTAAGGATTTTGGCATCTATGACTTGAACCAGTTTTTGAATGGACTAAACCTTCACCAGAATGCTGAACTTGATTTCCAGAATGATGGTTATGTGGTGATTAAGGAAGGTCGGTCTCGTTCCAAATACTTCTTTGCGGATCCTAATGTAATTGTCACTCCTCCCGACAAAACCATTTCTCTGCCGTCTGAAGATGTTTGTTTCATTCTTGATACCAAGGAACTTGATAAACTGCTTAAGGCTGCTGCTGTTTATCAACTCCCTGACCTGTCTGTGGTTGGTGAAGCAGGTGTGGTAAAACTGGTTGTTCGTGATAAGAAGAATGATACTTCTAACGACTTCTCTGTGGTAGTTGGTGAGACTGATGAAGTATTCACCTTTAACTTTAAGGTAGAAAATCTTAAAATTTTGCCAGGAACCTACGAAGTTGTTATCTCACAAAAACTTCTTTCTAGGTTTAAGAATACTGGATTTGACGTTACGTACTATGTCGCGTTGGAACCTGACAGCACCTTTGGGTGATAGAATATTATTGAATTGAGGAACCTCCCATCAATATTTTTGTTACTTCTCCATTTCCGGCAGAAAGTGCAATTGTACTTCCGGACAAACACATTTGTAAAATGCCCGTGGAAACCTGCCAACTCTTGGCAATCGTTGCTTCTGACAAGTGGGGACACGGGTACGGAACCCTCCCTAAGGCAGATGGAACCCCCTACAAGACCGACAAAGGAGCATTCCGCAATCATCCCTGTACCAAGTGGGCAATGGAGAGTATCCACAATGCCTACTGGTTAATCAAGTGGGGATTGAACTTGTCTGATGAATACTGCCTGCGGTATAATAAAACTCACTCCTGCTATAAAACTCTTGTGGATGCATATTATTTGTTTCCCAAAGGTAAGATTACAGAGGTAACTCCATTTGCTCGTGCTATGCCTGAGGAATGGAAGTTTGATGACACTATTGATACATTTGAAGCATACAAAAGATATATCGCATCCAAACCTTGGGTTGCTGATAACTATCTTCGTATTCCTGAACGCAAACCTAACTGGGTATAATTGATTATGAGCAGTGATTTCCTTTTCGTAGAACGATATCGTCCTCAAGTGATTGAGGACTGTATTCTTCCCGATGAAACTAAAAAAACATTTAAGGAGTTTGTAGAGAAGGGAGAGATTCCAAATCTTCTTCTTGCAGGTCCTCCTGGTATTGGTAAAACTACAATCGCAAAAGCATTATGTAATGAATTGGGGGCAGATTATTATGTCATCAACGGATCCGACGAAGGACGTTTCCTGGATACTGTACGGAACCAAGCGAAGAACTTTGCTTCGACCGTCTCACTTACGGGATCTTCTAAACACAAAGTCATCATCATCGATGAGGCAGACAATACCGGTAATGATGTTCAACTCCTACTACGGGCGAATATTGAGGCATTTTATAACAACTGCCGATTCATCTTCACCTGCAACTATAAAAACAAAATTATTGAACCTCTTCACTCCCGATGTGCAGTTATCGACTTCACCATCAAAGGGAAACAAAGGCAGCAACTTGCAGGAGCATTCTTCAAGCGTCTCCAAACGATTCTGGATGCGGAAAAGGTTGAGTATGATCAAAAGGTTCTTGCAGAACTCGTTACAAAGCACTTCCCAGACTTTCGTAGAGTCCTTAACGAGTGTCAGAGGTACTCTACGGGAGGAAAAATCGACACGGGCATTCTTGCATCTTTTTCGGACATTTCAGTAAATGAACTCATCAAAAATCTCAAAGACAAAAACTTTTCAGAAGTTCGTAAGTGGGTGGTCTCCAACTTGGACAACGATGCTTCTAGTCTACTTCGCAGGATTTATGACGCCTTTTATGATGCTCTTGCACCCCAGTCTATCCCTGCTGCCGTTCTTATTATTGCTAAGTATCAATACCAATGTTGTTTCGTTGCTGACCAAGAGATAAATCTATTGGCAGCACTAACAGAAATTATGTGTGAGGTTGAGTTTAAATGATTAATGTAAAACTATTTCGTATTGTAACTGGTGAAGAAGTCATTGCAGAACTTGTTTCTGAAAATGAAAATACAGTTACTATTAAAAATGGTCTAGTTGTTCTTCCAACTGGACAAAATGTTGGGTTTGCCCCGTGGGCAAGTGTAATTGATAGGGATAACCCAGATCTTATCATCTCAAAAAATCACATCGTATATATTGCTGAAGTTGATTCTGGAGTAAATAAGAAATACAATGAGATTTATGGAAGCAAACTCATTACCCCCGAAGACAAGAAGTTAATTTTATGAAAAGTTTAAAAACGTGTTTAAGGTATCCTGGGGGTAAGAGTAGGGCAGTAACTAAAATGGACCCTTACTTCCCAGATCTTCGCAACTATGATGAGTTT